ATATAAGTGGAGAATATCATATAACTGAAGCAGGAACAGGATATGTACAAGCTAGTGGTAACGGAGAATTAACAGTCGCTGAAAGTGGTGGTAATTATACATGGACTCTTAAAGATAGTAACGATAATACACCAACAGAAACTTCAACTGCTGCATCAAATACACAATACACTCCTTGGGCAGCAGATTGGTCAGGTGCTACAAATGCTGTTACATTTACAGAAGTTGAAACAGGATTTAAATATACTGTAACTGGTGGTAGTGGTGACGGATTAAGATATAATCCTATTCCTCGCGCAAACATTTTAGAAATTTTTAATCAATTAGTCACGGTATCACATAGCGCTACACTTGACTTAAGAAATAATCCTGCTACTGCAGACTTAACAGATGCTGATAAAGCAATAGCAACAAATAAAGGGTGGACATTAACATTAGCGTAAAATATTATGGAAGAAGAAAAAGGATTTTATAAATTAGAACCAAGTAATAAAGGTAGGCCAATATTAATACATGGTCGTCGTCTATTAAATAAAGACTGGACATTAGACATAGCTCTAAAAGATACGTATACTTATCCAGTTGATGGCTGGACATATTATGATAGCTTTGAAGAAGCTGCAGCTGGATTCAATTTAACAGAAGAACAAAAAGAACAATTTAGAATAGACCTATTTCCTACCGACGAGGAATTGACAATAGAATTTCCTGATAACTATTCTTAACAGAAGAGTAGTTCTCAAAATATTAATTATTATAAATACAGACCATGGAAGCAACAGAAAAATTATTCAATTCATTAGTACAAAATGACGAAACAAGTGCACAAGAGCACTTTAAAACTGCAATAGCAGATAAATTACAACAAGCGCTTGATGTGAAAAAAGTTGCCGTAACAGCAGACATTTTTAATCAACAAGGAGAAAAATAAAACGTGCAAGTACATCCTATAGGCTCTTCAGAAAATTCGGGTGCCAATTCAGGTGCAGCATCTACAATAGGAAATGCAAAATTAGTACTTGCGTATAATACTAGTTCTTCAGAAAAACTAATAACTATAGAAGACGGCGCAACAGGTAATGCAAAAGCATCATTTACACTTGCAGGTAAAGGACGAATTAAAATACAAAAAGCTGCTGCAGATGAAATCTTTGCAGAATCGACTAATATTGAATTTGTTCCTTTAGCGTATTCAAACTAATAAAATAAAATAAAAAACATGCAAATACACCCCATAGGACTTCAACGAGATGCAGGCGCGGATGCAGAAGAAGCATCTACAGTTGATGATGCAAAATTGGTATATTGCTTTAGTACAGACGGCTCAAGCAATCAACCAATAAATATAGTAGAAGAAGGGTATGATCCATCTGATCCAGTTATCAAAACATCACTGAACCTTGGGGCTAAGCAAGCGCTGATAGTAAAAAAAGCTGCGAAAGATTCAATGTACTCAGATGATTCTGCTATTAAATTTACTCCTATCGCATATTCAAACTAATGAAATTTATTGTAGAACATTTAGAACAAGAGCTCAGTTATTTAACTGAGGAAAAGAACGGTAAGAAACAAACCTTTATCGAAGGTGTGTTTATGCAAGCCGACAAACTTAATAAAAATAAAAGAATTTATCCTAAAGAAGTACTTTCAAAGGCAACGAATAAGTACATAAAGGAACAAGTTAGTAAAGGTCGCGCAGTTGGTGAATTGAATCACCCCGATGGACCTGCAATTAACTTAGATAAAGTTTCACACAGAATTACCGAACTCAAATTTGAGGGTAATAATGTTGTTGGAAAGGCACTCGTATTAGACACACCGATGGGTAATATTGTGAAAGGTCTCGTTAATGGTGGTGTTAAATTAGGTGTCTCAAGTCGTGGTATGGGAACAGTTGAGAATAAAAATGGCCAAACAGTTGTAAAAGACGATTTCGTTCTTGCTACTGTAGATATCGTTCAAGACCCCTCTGCACCTGAAGCCTTCGTAGATGGCATAATGGAAGGTGTAGAATGGATTTACGAGAGTGGCGTATTTAAACCTCAACAAATTGAAAAATATGAGACTGAAATTCGAAAGGCATCAAGCTCTGAACTTGCAGAAGCTCAGGTAAGAGTCTTTAGTGATTTCCTCTCCAAACTCTAATCATTAAAATTAATTAAGCTATATGGAAGATACACATACAGAAAACGAAGATATCATTGAAGATATCACCGAAGAGCAGCTTGATAATGAAGAGGTTGAACAGGACACTACTGAAGTTACTGAAGAAGCCTCCGAGGAATCAGCTGTGACAGAATCAGACCTATCTGACTCTATCAGAGATATCTTACTTGGCGAAAAAGCCAAAAAAGAAGGTAAACACGATGATGAAGACGAAGATGAAGAAGATGAAGTCGAAGAAAAAGCAGTAAGAAAAGAAGCTGCAAAAACTAAAAAAGAAGGCGAGCACGAAGACGACGAAGACGAAGATGAAGACGAGGACGAAGTTAAAAAAGAAAGCACCGAAGTAAGTGCTGAAACTGAAGCTGAAGACCTCGAAGAAGCAACTAAGGCAGACCAATTAAAAGATGCTTATCAAAAATTGAAAGCAATGAAAAAGGCTGATCTTAAAGGTGCTTATGAAGGCCACTGTGAAAACACAGCGGCTGCTAAAACTCTACGTCCAGGCGCTACTAAGCTCGAAATCTTAAACGCAATGTATAAAGAAATGCAAAAGATGACTAAGTCTAATCTTGTTGCTGCTGTTGATGGTCTTGCGAAATACCAAGATGATAAACAAAAGGCTGCATTTAAAGGCGAATCAAAAGAAATTTCTGATGCACTGAATACATTACTAGAAAATGACTCTAATCTAAGTGAGGACTTCAAAGCTCAAGCTTCTACTCTTTTCGAAGCAGCAATTGCTAAGAAAGTAGTCGAAGTTAAAGAAGACTTAGAAATCCAATATCAAGAAGATTTACAAGAAGAGTTAAATAGTGTACGTGATGTTCTTGTCGAGAAAATCGATAACTATCTTTCTTACGTAGTAGAAAGCTGGATTGAAGAAAATGAAACACAAGTAACTTCAACTCTAAGAGCTGAGATTGCTGAAAACTTTATTTCTTCACTTAAAGACGTATTCGTAGAAAACTATATTGAGGTACCAGAAGAAAAACGTGACCTTGTTTCAGAGCTTACTGAAAAGTCTGAGTCTGTACAAGAGAAGTTAACTGAAACCGAATTAGAACTCGAAATGCTTAAAGACCAGGTTGAAGATTACGAAAGAAACGAAATCATTTCCGAAATGTCAAATGGCCTTTCTGAAAATGAAGCACACAAGTTAAAAGAAATTCTTGAGGACATTAGTTTCAACGACAAAGAATCATTTACGTCTAAAGTCAAAGTCATTAAATCTTCTCTTTTCTCTATCAAAGAAGAAGCTACTACTGAAGAAGTTGTAGAAGATATAGGTGGAGAAACTGAAGTAATTATAGAAGGTGAAGGCGACCCATTGGAAAAACTTCCAAAGAGCATGAAAGCTTACATGGACGCCATTTCACAATTCAAGAAATAATTCCCATAACAACATAACAACAACATAATAGAAAGAATTAAACAAAATGCTAAACGCAACAACAGAAATGAAAAAGTGGGCACCCGTGTTAGATCACGCTGATGCTCCAGCTTTCAGAGATGGGTACCGTAGAGCAGTTACTGCTAAGCTACTTGAAAATACTGAAAAGGCTCTCAAGGAAGAGAGTGCTCAGGCTAATTTTCTTAGTGAAAATAATCAAACAGCAAGCGCAGTACAAAACTACGATCCGGTTCTTATCTCTTTAGTCAGACGTGCAATGCCAAATCTCATCGCTTATGATGTAGCTGGTGTTCAACCAATGTCTGGCCCTACAGGACTAATCTTCGCAATGAAGTCACGCTTGGGTAACGTCGATTCACCAGGTTCTGGTCTTATCGATACATCTGACACTGAAGCGTTCTTCTCGGAGCCTAGCACAGACTTCTCAACTGGATCTGGTTCAGGCGCGGATGCTAACTTCACAACATCTGACGAAACAGACCCTGCATTCGGTGATCTCGATGCTGGTTCACCTCTTGATTTATCAGCTGCAGTACCTAACTTCACAACTGGTATTTCAACACGTGCTGGTGAGCAAGACTTCTTCAACGATATGGGTTTCACCATCGAGAAGTCAACTGTTACTGCAGTTACTCGTGGTCTGAAAGCCGAATACACCATGGAGCTTGCACAAGACCTCAAAGCTATTCACGGCCTAGACGCTGAATCAGAATTGGCTAACATCTTGTCAACTGAAATCCTTGGTGAAATCAATCGTGAAGTTATCCGTACAATCAATGCAAAAGCTGAGCTTGGTGCACGTACAGACGATACACACGGAGCAAGTGCTAACCGTGGTACTGCTACTACAGGTACATTCTCACTAACAGCTGATGCAGATGGCCGTTGGTCAGGTGAAAAATTCAAGTCACTTCTTACACAGATTCAACTTGAGTGTAACACAATTGCAAAACGTACACGTCGTGGAAAAGGTAACTTCGTTATCTGTTCTTCAAACGTTGCTTCTGCTCTTGCTGCAACTGGACAACTCGATTACCAACATGATGGTCTTAATGTAGATGACACTGGAAATACCTTCGCTGGTACTCTTAGCGGTGGAATCAAAGTATACGTTGACCCTTATGCAGTAGCCGACTACGCTAACGTAGGTTATCGTGGTACAAGCCCATACGATGCTGGTATATTCTATTGCCCATACGTACCACTCACAATGGTTCGTGCAATTGATGAAAGCACATTCCAACCTAAGATTGGATTTAAGACTCGTTACGGCATGATAGCTAACCCATTTGCTTCTGGCAGTGGCTCTACAGTTCTTGACGGACTCGGTTCAAACCGTGCTAACAGATTCTTCAGAATCTTCCAAGTAAAGAACATCAACGTTGAAGATTAATCTTTAATCATTTAACAAATTTAAAGGGGCTCTCGAAAGGGAGCCTCTTTTTTTGTGTAAATTATATAAATAGAACCGTTACAAGTCGTAACAATTGTTCATTCAAAGTTAAAATATCATGGAAATTATTACATATACAACCATTTGGTTTGCTTTAGCAGGCTTATTCTCTACACTTCTTCTTTTATCTAATCCTTACTATAAAAAGGAATTTAGTAAAGTTGGAAATAGATTAGGTATAGCGTATGAGGTTGCATTACGTAAATCAGAAGAAATAGAAATACTTAAACACAAATGGCTTGAATCCGAAAAAGCTGGCCGTGATATTGGAATGGAATTAGCTCAACAATCTTGGGAAAAGCACCATGCAAAAGATTGGCGGGAAAGTCGGAGGAAAGCTGCTTAATTAGAAAACGAACCGCAGCCCATTTTTTTCGGAGAATGGGCTGCTTTTTTATTCATAAATAGTATTATGCCAACACAAAGTAATATTACAGAAAACTATAATTTTCTATCTCCAACCGGATTTAAGCTTGTTATCAATAGAGAAAAGTTTGCAAATACTGAATATTTTTGTACATCCGCGAGTTTACCAAATGTGTCTCTTGGTATAGCTGAAACAAATTATCAACAGTATAAAGGATATCAACCCGGTGATGTAACACATGAAGAATTAACTGTTCGTATTGCTATTGATGAAGACTTAGTAGTATACAAAGAAATTTTGGATTGGATATATCGTAACCGCGATGTTAGACCACCAGAAGTTCACGATGCTATTTTATTGATCATGTCAAGTAGTTTTGATGCATCAAAAAGTAAACAAATACAATTAACAAATATGTTTCCTACTTCAATTGCATCACTTGAATTTAATTCTCAGTCGCAAGACGTTGAATACTTTCAAGCAGATGTAAGCTTCAGATATGACTACTATAAGTTTTTATAAATAATTAAATGATAACTCTTGAGAATGTATTAGATATGTGGAAGACCGACGCGGTCATTGATGAAAATGAACTTGATAGATCGACCATAGAAACGTCAAAACTTCACGCAAAATATTTAGAATTGTTTTCTGTTGCAAAGTTGCAACTAAAGAAAAATGAAAACAGACTAGATGAATTAAAAAAAGAAAAGTGGTTGTACTTTACTGGTAAGATGACACAGGCAGATATGGATGCTCGTGGTTGGGCTTATGATCCATTCAATGGTATTAAACCACTTAAATCAGACATGGAACTTTACTATAGTGCTGATAAAGATGTTGTTCAAGCGAAAGATCGTATACAATATTCAAAAACATTAATCGATGCTCTTGAAGAAATAATTAACGCGATTCGTTGGAGACATACTCATATTAAAAACATTATAGATTTTCGTAAGTTCACGTCTGGTGTATGATATCAATTAAAAAGAAAAACGAGGCGTTACTATACGTCTCATCAGAAGACTCTGGTGTTCTTCGTGAAATATCAGAATACTTTACGTTTTATGCTGATGGGTATAAATGGATGCCTGCATTTAAAAATAAACTCTGGGACGGAAAAGTAAGATTATTTAATTTACGTTCAAGAACTTTGCCTTATGGTTTACTTGAAGAAACTATTCAGTTCTGTAACGACAGAGGCTATGAATATAATCTTACAGACGTTGCAAATCGTTTTTCTTTTTCGCGTGAGTTTGTTGACGATCTGACGTTGTCACTTGGTGATAAAGAAATAAAGCCTAGAGACTATCAGTTAAAAGCTTTTGAATACGCTACAGAAAGCCAAAGAGGTATATTATTATCGCCTACCGGTTCGGGTAAATCATTAATCATTTATATGTTACTTCGTTATTTTCTATCAGAAGAGCTCGATAAAAAGGCGATTGTAATTGTACCTACTACATCTCTAGTTGAACAAATGTATAAAGACTTTGAAGATTACTCACAGTTCGACGACTTTAATGTTGAAGATGAAGTACACAGAATTTATTCGGGTAAAGAAAAATATTCTGACCAACCTATTGTAATCACTACATGGCAGTCCGCAATTAAAATGCCATTAAATTGGTTCGCTGAGTTTGGTTGTGTAATTGGAGACGAGGCACATACATTTAAAGCTAAATCACTAACTACAATTATGAATCGATTAGTGAACGCTGAATTGAGAATAGGTACTACAGGAACTATAGATGGCGGCCAAGTAAATGAATTAACACTAATAGGTAACTTTGGACCTATTCATAAAGTTATTACAACAAAAGAACTCATTGATTCACAAACTTTGGCAGACTTATCTATTCAGTGTCTTGTTTTAAAATATAGCGATGAGGTACGAAAACAGTTTGGAAAAAAGACGTACCAAGAAGAAATATCGTATATTGCTGAACACGAAAAGAGAAATAACTTTATTAGTAATTTAGCGTTAGATTTAAAAGGTAATAGTTTAGTTATATACAATCTAGTAAAAAAACACGGTGAGCCATTGTTTAAACAGATAAGAGATAAGGCAAAGAGGCGAAAGATATTTTTTGTGTCAGGTAATGTAGATGCAGAGGAACGTGAAAGAATTCGTTCTATTACTGAAAAAGAAAAGAACTCAATTATAGTTGCTTCTGCAGGTACCTTCTCAACTGGTATAAATATAAGAAACTTACATAATATAATTTTTGCCTCCCCAACCAAGTCGCAAATTCGAGTACTTCAGTCTATCGGACGTGGTTTAAGAAAGAGCGATAATGGGCAAGGGACAGTGATATATGATTTAGCGGATGACCTTTCTTGGAAAAAAAGAAAGAATTATACATTAAATCACGCAGTAGAAAGAGTAAATATATACAATAAAGAAAAATTCAAATACAAAATACACGAGGTACCATTATGACAAAAGATTTATTTCAACAAATAGCAAAAGCAGATGTATTCACCTATCATCTTGTAGACGGTAGTTATATAGTAACAGAAGAATTTGATTACGACGAAAGAAATAATGTAATATTTACGACACCACCAGCTAGACTTATTCACCGTAAAGATGGGTATGCACTGGTAGATTGGACAATTGTCGATGGCGACGAAATCACTCAGCTAATGGCTGATAAAATTATAACTCGCTCAGAAGCTCCATTCGAATTAAAGAAACACTATAATAAGTTTTTGCTCGCTGGAAAACTTAGAAATCACTTAGATGAAGATGAATTACGACAAATGATGAATGAATCTTTCAATACTATCGACGGCTTTGATTCTGAAGATTCCTACGAAGATGAAGAAGATATTCACGTTGAAGAAACTGAAACACATAGACGAAGATTTGAATGGAAACCCGAATGGGATAATATAAAGCCAGATGACAATTCTAATAACTAGTTAGTCTTTGTTTTGAATAAACCAATTATAAAGCTTTTTAAAAATGTTGTCAAACAAAAAAAAATTTAATTGACAATTAATCTGAAATCAATTAATATAACAATATGAAAAAATTAATTATACTAATGTTAGCTCTAGCAGCTTCGAATACATATGCATCCGACAGAGTAAAAGACGCGCTTGTTGGAGGTATACTTGGCGCAGTCATCGGCAATAATATTGGAGACGGTGATTCAAAATCAGGCGCAGTAATAGGAGCAATCTCTGGCGTCATTGTAGGTGGTCAACATCATTTACCTCATCGTGGATCACAATACCACGTTCGTCGACATGCACAAGATCATTATTACACGCCACGAGCCCGTGATTGCAGATGTGGTACTAAAACAATTCGTATTGAAGAAAAAATATGGATACCTGAAAGAAAGGTTTACGATCATTGCGGTAAACTTTTATACTATGAACCGGGTCGTTATGAAACATCTTATAAGTTTCGTACAGTGCCTGTATGTGGATAATTTAAAATAATTTGTTATGGCAAGAAGAGCAAAAGAACACTATGTAAATAATAAAGAATTTTCTCATGCAGTTGTTGACTATGTCAATTCCGCGAACGCTGCAAGAGAAAAAGGTAAAGTAGAACCAAAGATACCTAATTATATTGGTTCATGCTTTTTAAAAATTAGTGAGGGTCTTTCACATAAGCCCAACTTTTTTTCTTATACCTACAGAGAAGAAATGGTTATGGACGCGGTTGAAAATTGTATTAAAGCAATTATGAATTATGATATTGAGAAAGCGACTAGAACTGGACTTCCAAACGCATTTGCCTATTTTACACAAATATCATATTACGCATTTTTACGAAGAATTGCTAAAGAAAAGAAACAGCAAGATATTAAAGAACGATACATTGATTACGCAGGTGCTGGCGCTTTTGCTGACTTTGATGATGATGTTACTTCTGAATTTATTGTTGATCAGGTAAGACAAAAATCACAACGTATTCGCGCAAGAGATAACGCGATAAAAGCCTTTGGAAAACAAGAAAAGAAAAAGGAACGATCAAAGAAAAAAGTAATTGACTCCTTTGAGCAATTCTATATAGTATAACTATATGAAAATCGCTATTTTGAATGACACTCACGCGGGTGTCAAAAATGGCTCTGATATATTCCTAGATTACTCAGAGCGTTTTTATAATAATATATTTTTTCCTTATATAAAGGAGAATAACATTAATAAAATATTACATCTTGGTGATTATTTTGAGCACCGTAAGTATGTTAACTTTAAAGTTCTTAAACGTAACTATGAGCACTTTATATCAAAGCTCGAAGAGTATGATATTACTATGGATATTATACCAGGTAATCACGATGTTTATTATAAAAATACAAACGACATAAACTCTTTAGATGAAATATTAAGTCAATATGATCGCATTACAATTTATTCTAAGCCTACTGATATTAATTACGACGGTTGCCATATTATGGTGCTGCCTTGGCTCTGTTCCGAAAATTCAGAAGAGTTTATGGAATTGGTTAGTAAGTCTACTTCCACGATTCTTGCGGGACATCTTGAACTCGATGGATTTGAAATGATGCAAGGTGTTCGTGCCACACATGGCATGGACAAAAAAGTATTTAATAAATTTGATTTAGTTTTATCTGGTCACTATCATACAAAAAGTACACAAGGAAATATTCATTATCTTGGTACACAGTATCAACTAACATGGGCTGACGCCGCAGATGAAAAACATTTTCATATACTTGACACAGATACTCGCGAGTTAACACCTATACGTAACCCCGATAAAATATTTTACAAATTAAATTATGATGAAAACGATCCACCTAAGATTGACAACCGTTACAAAAATTGTTATATTAAAGTTATAATTTTAAATAAAAAAGATTTATACGCTTTTGACCAATGGTATGATAAACTCAATAAGGTTGAGCCTTTTGAAGTTCGAGTAATAGAAAACTTTGAAGAGTACCTTGGAGAAAACGTTGATGACGATGGAGTAGATACTGTTGACACATCTAGTTTACTTAATAGTTATATTGATTCTACTGACACAAACTTAAATAAAGAAACTTTGAAGAAATTGATGCATGAGCTTTTTGTTGAAGCTCAAGATGTAAGTACTATATGATTATATTTGAAAAGCTACGTTATAAAAATTTTCTATCAACAGGAAATAAACAAATAGAAATTGATTTAAATAACGCTTCGGCTACATTAGTAGTTGGTTCAAATGGCGCAGGTAAGTCTACTATGCTCGATGCTCTTTCGTTTGGTTTATTTGGTAAGCCACATCGTAACATTAATAAAACACAGTTGATCAATTCA